CTTAGCCCCCGATTATAGCCCCTTTGGTTATATGAGAGGTCCTTTAGTTCAATTAACAGTTGGAGGTTATTTATACGAACAACCCGGTTTTATTTCAGCAATAACTTATGACATCCCAGACGATTCACCTTGGGAAATTGGTTTGAATGATACTGCCGGTGATCCAGATTCTCCATATACTAATGGTTTACCTGATCTCCAAAAAATCTCAGATCCTACAGTTAAAGAATTACCTCATAGAATCAATGTTAGTACTTTCCAGTTTACCCCAATTCACGATTTCGTACCTGGAAAACAAGGTCTTGGATTTAATGACAAGGGAACCGGATTTGTTAAAGAATACGGCCCACAACGTTATATAGCGTTGGCTAACGGAGAGGGCAATAGCAAAAATAATTATGACTCATGAATCGCTACCAAACAATCCCAGTCATAAAATCAAGTACAGGAAAGAGAATGTATGCTACATCTCACTACCCTGAAATCCCCTTAACTGAGAACGATATTTACGTTTACACATCTCAAGGGGATAGGTATGATCTTTTAGCTTTAAATTACTACGGAGATTCTTCATTATGGTGGATTATAGCCTCTGCTAACCCCAATATCGATTTAATGACATTAGTTATACCTGAAGGTATACAAATCCGTATTCCTGGTAACTTTAGTGAAGTAGTACGTGAGTTTTCTTCAATCAACCAATTAGAGTCATGAATATAGTAGGTGAACAACTTTACCCAGAAATATCAGAGCAAATTAAAGTAAGACAGAGAATATATGGTTCTCAAAACAGAACCCCTCAACAACTTGAATATCTAAACGCTCGTACGGCCTATGTTAAACTTGTATCATCAGTTAACATAGAATCAAACTTTTCACCTACTAGCCCAGAATTAATTAACCTTAAAAATCAAGGTAAATTAAACAGCAATACATTAGCTAAAGATTTTGTACTATTTAATGGTACCCAAGATGCTGATACTAACAAAGGCAGAGGAGGAATCTCTAGAGATGGTTCTGTAGTTAATAGCGCCGCTTATGGTTTGGGTGGGTTAGAATTTGGTATACGACCTATGCCAGGTATCCTATCAGCTGAAGTAAAAACTGAAAACCGTGGTTCTTTAAAAACCTCTACAGTTAGAATTAAAGCATGGAATCGTACCCAATTTGAAATAATTGATCTTCTTTACTTACGCTTAGGCTATAGTGTTTTATTAGAGTTTGGTAATGCCATATATTTCAAAAACGATGGTAAGACTTTTATAACCAACCGACCATTCAGTTTAGAGGCAGCATTTTTAAAAGGTGGGTTTTCTACCCAACCCCTACTTGAGGAAATTCAAAGAGTCCGTTTAGCATCCAATGGTAATTACGATGCTATCTATGGTAGAGTAGTTAATTTTTCATGGTCATTTGTTGAAGACGGGTCTTATGATATTACTATTATTATTCGAAGTATAGGCGATGTCATTGAATCTTTAAAAGCCAATGTTTTAGTTAAAGACATAACCACTCCCGAAGGTGAACAAAATGATCAAACTGGTGAATCCCCCCCCATTGAAGCCTTTAAAGATAAACACCAAATAGGTAGACTATTATTTGATGCCCAAAAAATATTAGCATCATCTTCCGCTGTTAAAGGTGGGTGTACTAGTTTAGAAACTGATTTACTCAAAACCATACCTAAAATCTCAAATCTTAAGCACTTTCTTAAGCAAGACTTTAGTGGTAAAACTAAAAGTTCTCAATATTATATTAGATTAGGTTCACTTTTAGCATTTATAGAAAATAAAGTTATACCTAAATTTGTAAAAGGTGCTAAAAAGGAACCAATTTTATCATTTGATTATGATACTGAGAGTAACTTAGTCTATAGAACCGTGGGTCAACTTAGTATGGATCCTAGAGTCTGCTTAATATCAGTAAATAGAAAATACCCTTCAGGTAATACCTACTATTATGCATCTGAAGGAGAACCATATGCCCACACAATAGATGGTACCCCTATAGGTAAAGTAATGAATGTGTACGTAAACTTTGAGTTTATATTAACTAAACTCGAAGAAAACCTAAACCCAAGTAACAAATCAGCATTAATTGATTTGCTTACTTCACTATTAAGTGGAATTAACCAAGCAATAGGGGGTGTAAATACTTTAAACCCCTTTATTGATGTTGATTTAAATTTGGTTAAAGTAATAGATGAAACCCCACTATCCAACAAAGAAAACATACTATCTTCTTTAGGTTTAGGAAGAACTGATCCCGCTATTCTAGATCTATATGGTTATTATAATCGTAATGGAGTTAGCAGTGCTGGCTTTGTAAGAAATTTTGGTATTAAAACTGAAATCTCCCCTGATTTAGCTACAATGTTAACAATTGGGGCACAAGCCGCAGGGTCCGTTATAGGAGAAGATGCTACAGGTTTGTCTAAATTAAATGAAGGATTAACTGATAGAATCTCCCCAACTAAAGTAGACGCTGAATCCCAAAACCCAGCAGATGATGAAGAAAGCAAATTAGCAGATTTAAATAATCGATTCCCTAAAGCTTATAAGGATTTCACAACCTCAGCTAACAGTTTAGGCTCTTTAAATGATTCAATTCCAACTTGGGATGACGAAAGTATTAACACATACTATCAAAAACAGATTGATTTTTTAGCATATAATAACGCTAAAAAAGCTATTGAAGGCAAACAAGCATCAGGGGGTATAGGTTTTATTCCAGTCAGTTTAAACCTAACATTAGATGGAATCTCAGGTATTAAAATATACAATTCCCTAAGAGTAGATACTGCTTATCTACCTTCAAACTATCCAAACTCAATGGACTTTCTCATTACAGGAATATCAGATAAAATTGAAAATAATGTTTGGACTAAATATCTTACTACTATAATGGTCCCCAAATCCCCTACTCAAGGGGATGGAAACCCACCAACTCAAGGTAGTAGTACTTCAACCAACACAACCCCACCTCCAACCAACTCAACCCCACCCCCAAGAGCAGAATCAAGAAATCAAGGACCAAGAGATTGCAACGCTGAAAATATTCAATTGTCTACTAACTTTAGTCTATCCCAATTATCCTGCTCTGCCCCAGCAGCAGCATATTATATACCCGCAGTGGGTGAAACTAAAAATCACCCTAGCAGAGGAACACTTACAAGAGATGATATTATAGCTAATTTAAGAGGTGTAGCTCAAAATGTTTTAGAACCTATTAAAGCAGCATATCCAACAATGTTCCCAACTAATGGTTATCGCAATAAGGGAGGCACAAGTCAACATGAGGCCGGTGAAGCAACAGACATCCAATTCACCGATATTACAGGTCCTATAAGTAGCCAAAACGCTGAATTTTTAATACGTGCTGAAGCCATTAGAAGAATTTTAACAGCTAGAAATGGCTTTGACCAATTCTTATTAGAGTATAAAACTACAAAATCAAAAAGACCTTGGCTTCATATTTCATATCGTAATCCAACTTCAAATAGAAAAGAAATTCGTACATTCCTAAATGATGTTACTGCGAAAAATGGTAACGGTAAATTTTATAATGCCCTAGCTTAAATATGCCTTATTTCCCCCTATCCCAAGTTAAAACCAATCTATCTAGCAACGGAGAATTTGCTTTAGTAGGTAGCCAAAAAATATATTATGGCTTATACTGGAAGACCTCTACTGGAAAATATTTCACAGGCAAAACCCCCCAAGATCTACCTACACGAGAAATCCTCCCTATAGCCCAAAGTGTTATTGCTACAGATGATATTGAATCCTCCCCATCATTAGATAGTATTAATTACAACAATATTAAAATCACCCCCACCCAGTATAGCAATATTCCCCAATACTCCCCAACCCAACCTACATTACAAGATTACCAAAACGGAGAATTTATAAGATATTTCTGTAAAAAGTACAATGAGGTGCTATATATTGAAATAGACCAACCCCAATATGATCGTCTAGTAGTTAAAAACCCTGATATATTGTGGCAACTATATCTACCTTTTAAATTACCTTGGCAGATAACAGGGGATAAAGAACAGGTTGCCCGTACTAATAAAAACATAGTAGATTTAACTTCTCAAAGACTCAAGTTACCTAAACTTGGAGAATACATAAACTTTAATTATCTTAAATATTATAAATAAGATGGTTATAAGTGTTTTGGTTAGTAGAAAATAAGAGTCAATTAGACGAGTTTTGTTATAAGGGTTTTAAAGAAGCTTTTGTGGAGATAATTCCATACTCCCCATTCTACCACCCCACCCAAACCCCAATTTGTGCTATTTATGTTCGCCCTGTACAAGATGTAAAAGGATATATCTTACCTATTTTTCATACAGAGGTACAAGAAAATCTCTATGAAGACCAAATTTACGGCTTATTAAAGGGATTAGATAAAATTTACTGCCGAGACAAGAAAGAATTCTTACACTATTTTCCTTTTAAGCATCTTGTTGACATCACCCTAACCTCCCCTACGTATATACAACCAACTCAAGCACACGAGTTTTTATACCGTAAATATCCTAATAGAGCGGACGTAAACATACTTGTACCTATTGTTAAACATTATGAGTATTGTGAATCGCTATTTGAGGAATTAGAACATTTAATATACCAACCTGTTAACGAGTTTTATAACCATAAGGTAAGTTGGATGCTGTACGCTATTGAACAAGCGGGTTTAACCGTTGATACCGCGTTATACGAGCATTACTTTGATCAAAGCACGGAGGGCGTGGTCTACACTCAATATAACTTTAAAACGCTCACTACACGCCCATCAAACACATTTAAGGGAATAAACTATGCAGCACTTAATAAAGAAAACGGGTGTAGGAAAGCTTTTATCGCGCATAATTCTTCGCTTGTTGAGTTCGATATTGCAGCTTACCATCCTACTTTGTTATCTAAGTTGGTTGGTTATGATTTTGGTGATGAGGATATTTATAGTCACTTTGCAAAAGTTTACGGGATGGATCGTAAAGATGCAAAAATCCTAACTCTACAACAACTATACGGAGGTATTTTACCAAAATATGAAAACCTGGAATTCTTTAAAAAGGTTAAAGTATATGTGGATGATTTATGGCAAACTTTCCAACACGATGGTTTTATAGAATGTCCAATTTCAAAACATAAGTTTTATCGAGATAAGCTGGAGAATATGAATCCACAAAAGCTTTTGAATTATTTGATTCAAAACTTGGAGACCGCATATAATGTTAATATATTGTGGGAAGTATTTAAAGCATTAAAAAATAAAAAAACTAAACTTGTATTATATACTTATGATTCGTTTTTATTAGATTGGAGTGATGAGGAAGAGGAAGTTTTAATAGAAATTAAAAAGATATTCAAAAAACATAAATTAAATATAAAAGTTGCGCATGGAATCAGTTATGACTTTAGACCTACCCTATGATATTTATGGGACGAATAATCCCATAAACTTTACAGATTTGAATAATAAGTTATTTTGTACATTTACTACGTTAGAAGGTGTAAATGATTTGGTAGACTCTATTCAAAGGAAGTATACCGTGATGTACAATAAAATATTTGTATTGGAGGTTAAAAATAACAATGAATACGTACTTACGTATAATATTGAAATGGCTAACATATCTAACATCCCAGAAAACACAATTTTGGTTCATCGTAAAAAAGAATCAAACACCCTTTACACAATCAATGCTCTAAACGAGCTTATCAAGAGTTTAAATGGTGGGGTAGTAGACACCCGTTTTCAAATTGAATGGCAGCACTATAAAAATACCATTTTACTTACTCAACAAAACGAATTAAAAGAATTAAAGACAAAAATTCACCAAATTATTGAACTTTAACTTGGCTTGGCCAAAGCAGTTTCGTATATTTAGTTATAAATAAAAATTAGTTATATTATGGATTTAGAAGCAATCAAATCGCGTTTAAACGCAATGCAAAAATCTCCAAGCAATAAAGGTGGCGGTGATCGTCAATCATTGTTTTGGAAACCAACAGTAGGTAAACAAACAATTCGTATTGTTCCCTCAAAGTTCAACTCTTCAATGCCCTTTACAGAAATGTTTTTCCACTACGGAATTGACAAGCCTGTTATGGCATCCCCAATCAACTGGGGGGAAAAGGACCCAATCGTTGAGTTCGCAGCTCAATTGAAAAAGACAAACGACAAAGAAAACTGGCGTTTATCTAAGAAAATCGAGCCTAAAGCCCGTTTCTTTGCCCCTGTAATTGTACGTGGTGAAGAAGATAAAGGTGTTCGTTTGTGGCAGTTTGGTAAGGAAATTTACGAAGCATTCCTTCAACTTGCTCTTGACGAGGAAGTAGGTGATTACACCGACGTAATGGAAGGTCGTGATATTAAATTGAATACAGTAGGCCCAGAGTCAACAGGTACTCCTTATAATCGTACTACAA